CGGGTATTCCACTCACTCCCTTGAGGTCAATGTAGAGGTTAGATTTCTGACCACTCGCTAATGTGAACTCGCCCCTCTTGATAAGTTCATGGTGTTCAAGCTCAATCTCTAAATCAAAGTAAGACTGTCTACCATATTCCTTCGCTACTTCGGCTGGATCTGATGCGTTTAGGATTGTCCGACTCATTGAGTACAGAGTGTTTGGAACAGCATATCTAATCCCCCCACCTTGTGCCCCAATACCTGGTGATAAAAACCAAGTGTTCGGAAGGTTCTTCCTCATATCATGTAAGAACGCCTCTTTATTACCAGCTACAACAAGACCCATCTCTTTAGAGCGATTACACCACTCATAAAGGTGGTCTTGGACTTGGGACTGTATCTTATACGCATAGGGGTTTGTTGTCCGAGCCAATACGAAAAGACCTTTATCTTTACGCATGAGGTGAGTGAGGGAGTCATAGCCACAATAAGGGTGGGCTGTCATGGCACTCGCACCTAAGACATCATAGACATACTTGGCATACTCTACATTGGTGTGTGGCACATCTCCGAGCTTGCCATCATATATCCAGAGTAGACCTCTCTCATTCATGTAATCTGTAATAGCTTTTATATGCTCTGCATTACCATGATAGAAAGCTGGATTTAACTTGTAGCAGACCACATAGGATTCAGTCTGATCTATGATCGAGCAAACTCGCTCTACCCTTTGACTTTCATTCGGGTCATCAAGACCAACACAGAGGCTAGATTTCTTTGACCTAGCTAATGACTTCAAATTTTTAAAAAACATTGTAATCCCTATCGGAGTTTAACATGAGAGCGTTGATTATTATTACCATCCTGTTTAGTGGTTGTAAGTTTGAAACGAAAGAGGAAAAGTTAGAACGCATAAGGAAAGACTCATGCGATCTAGCCCATCGTTATTTGAACGAATGTGCATACGAGCGAAAAGGGGTACGAATAGCACCTTTCGTTAGTTGCTCTCAATCATACGCAGATAAGATACTAGAGATGTCTTGTGATGTGCTTGTAGAAAACATCAGATAGAGGTTTGTAGCTTATTTATAGGCTACCTAGTGTAACCCCTTATTTATTACATCATGTAAGGAGAATGAATATGAGAACAGCAACACTATGGCCCCCTCGGAACGAGAAGGCATCAGATCGTCAAGGCAAGATCAGCCACCTGCTTCGCATCATCCTCGATAACTGCGAAACGCTCAATAAGTTTGAGCGTGAGTTCATCGACAAGATGGGTGGATTGCTTAATAGACGCAGAGGTATCGAGCCTGCAACAGCTTTAAGCGAGAAGCAAGCTCGTACTCTCCGTCAGATCATATATCGTAGGTATCGTGACTACAAACACGCTGTACCAAGTCTACCCTCTGGTGTTAAGTTTGAGGACGAGGTTCGTAGGCTTCTCAAGAGCCAACCGAACCCTAACGAAGCTCGTAATGAACTGATCCAGATTGGAAAGGGTGTGCTAAGAGAATACCTAAGCGACCTTGCAGAAATGAATGAGTGGTGGGACGGAGAAATGGGCTTTTCTGACGAGAAAAGATACATCGACATTGATGGAAACACAATCACTTTTGAGGTGAAATGGTGGTCTGCCGAGGGTGGTTCTTGGACTGAAACCTACGAAGTGAATGTAGATACCAGAAGGGTTGTAAAACTCTAAAAAGGGTTGGGGTCATACCAAACATCGGGGAACGCTTTAAGCACATTCGCAAAGTGTACTTGATGGGTGCGTAGGTTGTAATGAGGGATGTTGTAGTTATGGGCCGCCCTTACTGCGTACCTCGTACCCCCCGACAACTTACCTTGCATAAGAGGGTCGCCCTCACAATAGAAAACCACAAACTTAACTGGCTTGAGGTTTTCGGGATCATCCCCAAAGATCTGATACATATTGCGTATGATGAGTGAGCGTGTGTAAGGCTTCATCTTGTGTAAAGGGTATTCCCAACACACAGCCTTAGCTTTCTCGACAGCCCACTCATGCTCAACAATGTATTGACTCTTGGGTGTAAAGATTTCTTTCTGACCACCTTCAAGATCGCACCCTCGCTCAAAGGCTTGGTCAGCCCCGACAGCTCCACCAGAGCGTAGGGTCAAGTCTTTCTTAGTACAGACCCGACCTACCTTAGTCATAAAGTCAAGACAGGCTTGTGGTGTTTTCCTACTACCTATTCCAGCGTAGTGCATATTTACTCCCCCTGTATCATATAATCTACAGGTCTTATATGATTAGGAGTTATAAACATGGGATATAAGCGATGGGATCATGTGGAAGATACGATACTTAGGGTGTGGTGCGATCAAGAGTCTTGTGAACAGTTAGCCGAGAGACTTAATAGGTCTGTGGGGAGCGTTAAGTCCAGACTTCAAACGCTAGGCATCAAGAAGAAGAACATATACCCTAACCGAGTGTGGACAAAGGAGATGGAAAAGCTCTTAAAGACGAAGGCCGGAAATCAAAGCACAAAATCTATAGCTCGCCTGTTAAAGATGCCTGTCAACAGAGTGAAACTCAAAGCCAATCGAATGGGGGTGAGCCTAAGAACAAAAAAGTATCGGTTATGGACAGAGGGAGAGATGGAAAGACTTGAGAAATCCCTTCACCTATGCGACTGGACAGAGATAGCCGAAAAGGTAGGTAGAACCGAGGACGCTTGTCGGAAGAAAGCGAGTGAGATTGGGCTTAATCTTGACCAGAGGAGAGATTGGACAACTAAAGATTTAAAGCTACTACATGAGGGCAGACTAAATGGTATGTCATATAAGAGGATTGCCAAGAAACTAAATCGAACAGAGAGTTCTGTAAGGAAACGATATGCTAGATATAAAAAAGAATGTAATCTTACTTAGCCTACTCTTAACACCTCTAATCTCTCACGCTCAGATCGGGTGCATTGACGCTGACTACTCAAAGGTAGAGTCAGCCCATGTAGAGCGTACCAAAGACATCTTAACGATTAGGGTAATCATACAACCCCCCACAGACATAGATGTGGAGACACTATATGAGGGTAATGTCCTACAAATCCGTATCTATGGAACATATATAATGCAAGACCACATTCAGATAAACCCTATTGTAAGCCTCTTAGAGTACACAGGATTTACTCAGTTGAATGTGGTCGGGGGGAAGCGTGTTCACCATGTGAAAGTTGAGGGTTCAAGTACCCTCAAGATCACCGTTGGTGTTTAGTAACGATTTCTGCGTGAAGCGTTCTTGGTGTAGATCATTCCAAGACCATCTGTGAACTCACCCTTCTCAAACTTCACATCATGCTTCTTAGCAAGTGATTTAACTTGCTTCTCCACCTGCTTGTTGTCCATTGTTGACATGAGGAAAGTAAGGACACCATCTTCAATCTCGATGTCCTCAATGCCGAAGGTGTCCTCAAGATCCCTTCTAAGCTGACGAACATTTACTGTACCAGCGAGGATAATGTGTCCTGCAACCTTACGAGTAGAAGCAAGACGACTTCTATTAACTAAAAAAAAGTCGGACCTACCGTCTGCAACCAAAACGATTTTAACAGGAACTTCTAGCTTAGAAGGATAACCACTTCTAGTGGTAAGTTTGGGAGTCCCAACCTTTTTGACACCGAAACCAGCGTCTTTCAACACTCGCACACCAGAAAAGTTAGCCTGTTCAAGTGCCTCATCAACAAAGTGGTATAGCTTTGAACGAGGGTTCTCAATCGTAGCGTCATCAACAATCAAGTCATTGAGAGTGACTGTAGCTTCGACCTCATACTCATATACATTAAAGTTTTCCGAGTATGAACTCATATCTTCCCTGTAGCCAATCTCTTTAGCTTTGTTTACCTCAATAGTAAACCAATAATCCTCCATGTCATTCTCATAGAAGGGATCTTCACTTAGCAGATCTTCAAGCTCTGCCAACACTTTTTTAGGTAGCTCATGGCGACCCGCTGATTTCTCAAGGCGAGCGACTCTTGACTCAAGGTCGCTAATGATTTCTGATGCAGATCTTCTCATAGTGATTTCTCCATTTGGTTTAAGATTTAAGAGATCACTTATGAGAAGCCTATAAAGGAACTACAAATAATGTCTTAGGACAGGCGATAAGTGCGAGGGTCGATCCTGTTTGGATTGACTTTCCCATACTTATCCATAAGTGCTTTCACAGCTTTCTTAACAGCAGTGTCTGCTTCATATTCATCAGACCATTCAAGAAAATAATCTTCCCATTCTGGATTACCGTGATCTGGATTATCGAATTCACCTCGGCTATCCTCAAGCTCTCTCACAACATTTTTAAGAAACTTATCTGTGTTGTAAAGATTAAAATTGATAGCTCTTTCACCTCTCCCTGGAGCAACTCGATTCAATTCTTCAATCAAGTTAGAGCTGTCAAAGGCATCCTCGACACATCTTTCGACTGTAAAATCTGGTGGTAGACCATTACTATAAATGAAGTCATTGGCAAAGGTTTCTTTGAAAGTCTCTTCGATTTTGGAGATCATGCGTTTGTCGTTGTACTTACCGCCAACATAGATACGAATAAAACCCTTCCCCTTTACGATCTCAAAGGTGTCATTTGGGTTGTAGTTAGCCGCCACACGCATTTGACGCTCAAGTTTAGCGATACGACCTTCAAGGTTGCTAATGATTTCTGATGCAGATCTTCTCATAGCGATTTCTCCATTTGGTTTAAGATTTAAGAGATCACTTATGAGAAGTCTATAAAGAAACTACAAACCCTTCATCGCCTTAGCCACTCGATAAGGGAAGGTTATCCCACCGTAAACGAAGCCTGTATATACCTGTACGAGATCAGCCCCAAGTCGAATACGATCAACAGCATCTTGAGGAGTCATCACACCTCCACTAGAAATCACAGGGTAGTCGCTATTCTCTTTCACCCATTCTAACTGCTGATGCCCTATATGTGTAAGAGGCTTGCCCGACAACCCCCCTTTTACTGTGGGGAGCGTATTGCTACAGATCACTCCCTTAACCCCACTCTCCTTGAGAACACTTAAAGTATGGATCAGCTTCATCTTGTCCTCCATGATGTGGAGCTTAACAAGAACTGGTGTATCGGTATGATCTATGAGGTTTAAACATTTATATATGTTCTCTGGTGTCTCCACATTCGGACAAGACCCATTTAGAACGATGTAATCTACACTCTTACGCAGTCGGGAGAATGTCTCATAAATCTCGGTGAGACAATATCCAGGATTTCCCATATCGCCATAAGCGATTGATCCTCCAAGAACTAATCCTTTAGGTCGGCATCTTTTGATGTTCCGAACCATCTGGTTCACCCCGACATTAGGGAGTCCGAGCTTATTGATAAGTGCGTTCGGTTGCCTCTCTATATACTGAGGCGTGTGCCCTCTCTGCATAGCAAGAGTGACTGTACCTACCTCTACATGACCGAAGCCGAAAGACTTTAAGCCCCTCAAAGCAACCGCGTCTTTATCGAAGCCAGCACTAAGACCTAACCGATTAGGGAAATCTAACCCAAAGACATTATGTGGGTCAAAGATTTTCGGATACGGAAAAGATCTTTTTAGTAAAGAAATAGCTATTTTATGAGCTGTAAAGGGGTCTAAGAGATGGAGCATAGTTTTTACCCAAATTTTTTTTTGCTAGGGGGTACTGTCGGTGGTATATACGCACCCTTAAATACACCAAAGGAGCTTAAAATGACAGTTCTTGCTATCTCTTGTACCACTCTTATCTATTCAATTTACTTTATAGAAGCCTATAAAGCATACAAAAGGGGGGATGAGTCTCAAAGACCTAAACCTTGGTTAGATTAGTCCTCTCTTCCTCTGCACATATGCTCTTTTCCTACATGGATCAGAGCAGTAAGCCTTTCGGTTCTTAGGTACTTCGTTCGAGCAAGTGATCGAGGTACAGATACTGCTCGGCTCTGGTGCAATCGGCTTAGGTGGAGTGATCGGAGTTTGCTTCTTCTCTGATGTCTCCACCTTACGAGTGCGAGTTCGCTTAGGATTTCGTGTCTCGTAGTCAGCACGAGCCTTTTGCATACGACACTTGTCCGAGCAGTACCTCTTGCGACCTAAAGCGACCTCGTTTGTGCATCCATAATTGTCGCACTCCTTAGTCGATTTCTTAGGTTCATCAATCTGAATGACCTCCTCGACCTCTTTGATCGTCTTTCGGGCTTGCTCGGCTTTTTGATCCTCAAGCTCTTGATCGGTCAAAGGGTAGCCAACCATGCTCCTGCCAGGACAGGTGGAATACCAGCACTGTTCCGAGGACTCATAATGTCTAGTATAAGGGGCGAGATGAGCAAAGCACACCCACCTCTTTTTCCCTAGATCGTCTATATACCACTTTACAGGACACTTCCCTGTTCCGTCTCTTCGCATTATTTGTCCTCTGGAGTTTTATATGTTTGGTTATGAGCGTTGTGCGTCTTGCAAATTGTACTACTTGACTCAAGATTTTAACGAAAACATTTGCATTGAATGTTCTCCCACAAGCCGAGAGAGAAAGACTCCTGTACCTCTATCAAAGGTACAATACAAGAAGCTCTATGAAAAAAGACTGTCGGCTGTCAAGAGCATCCTCAAACCTACTCTGCCTGCTTTCCCCTCTGATGTGTTCGATTGCATCGAGACACACAAGGAAGGGTAAAACCACTCTCGTGGCAAATAGCAGAATCTCCCTCAGAAGGCAAAGGTGAATCACACCTCTTACATTTAAGCTCTATGTTTCGTTTGTCTAAGTCTGGATGGAAGCAGGGCATTATTCACTTTCCTTTTTATGGTCTGTCGGTATAGATAACAATACCACAAACAGCGAAAGGATCGTGGACTTATGACGAATGACTTTAGATCTGAGATGGTCAGTATTTATGATGACGGTATCGGAGGGGTAGCCCTCATTCAAGCTATGGGCGATGACCTCACAATCGTCAACAGTGCTAGGGCAAGTCTAGGGCAAGTCAGCACAGAGATGGGTGAGCGTGAGGAACGACTCTGCAACTTCCTCATCAAAGAAGGACACACCTCTACCACAGAACATAATGTCGTATCGTTTTGGATCAAAGCACCTCTGTTCGTTGCCCGACAACAGATGAGACACAGGACATTCTCTTACAACGAGATTTCTAGGCGATACACAAGCTCGGACATCGAGTTTTACTTCCCAAGCGAGATGCGTAAGCAAGACACTAAGAACAGGCAAGCAAGCCTTGACGAAACCTTCAATCCTGTCGTTGAGTTCGACCCAAATGACTTCCCTAAGTTCCTCAAGCTCGATGCTGTCTCTGCTATCAAGAGCCATGCGACTGACTCTATCCGACTCTACAATCAGTTAGTAGAAAAGGGTGTGGCAAGAGATCAAGCTCGTATGATCCTCCCACAGAACCTATACACCACTTATTGGGCGACAGGTTCTCTCCACAACTGGGTCAATAGCTTTATTGCTAAACGAGATCACGCAGACGCTCAATGGGAGATCAAGCTCCTCGCTCGTGAGATTTCTCGGCAAATCCAAAAGCTATGGCCTCTCGCCCACGCTAACTTCGTCAAGCATGGGAAGATCCCTCCCTTAGACTAATAGTTTATTTATATATCTCCATAGGTGTCTTAAAACACCTAACACATGGAGAAATGACATGGGATTTACAATCGGAGATACAGTCAAAGTTGTTTCAGGCCCACTTAAAGGATCTGTTGGCGAGATCACAAGCGTAAGTGGAAACCTTGCACTTGAGGTTTTAGTTGCAAAGAGTCCTGTAAGAGCTTTTGAAGGAAGCAAGACTTTTTTCAGAATAGATCAGCTTAAAGTTCAGAGTTCACGCAAATCAGCCTCGGAAGTAATCAGAAGCCTTGAGATGAGGATCGCTCGTCTCGAAAGACAAGCGGCGGAAAATCACCTCAAATCCGCTGATATTGTAAAGTACCTCGGCCAGTTAGGGATTAAACTTCCCTTATGGGAAGAAGCTAAGGGTATGAGTCTTAAAGAAAGAATGGACCTCTCAAAGAAGGTTGGTCATGCTCTTGGGGATAACTGGTCAGCCTTTCTGTTGCGTCATGGAGAGATTGTCATTTCTGGCGTAGATGTTTTACCTGCAAAAAAACCTGATGCTGACTGGTGGGCTGGACTTATTTGTTCAAAAACAGGAAAGTTTATTGCGGCGGACAAATGGTTTCAAAAAGCATTCATTAGAGGGTTTGAAGATAGTGAATGGATTAACGACTATAACTTAGGGGTTGCCGAAGAAGCGGCAAACTATGATGTACCAGCGAGCCGATACATTCACGCAGATAAGTTAGCTAAGGGCATTAAATTTAATGTCAGAGGCACTGATCTCGTCATCTCTATCAAACGCTAAAAGAAGCTCAACAACAACGCAGTCGTTCCAAACAGAGAATAGAATGTGATGTCATTGAGCCTATCCCTATACTCCTCCTCACTTAGCCCCTCGGAGGACTTTGAGTTGAGGTATCGGGCATAGAAAAAACAAGCTAGGCTAACTAAGGCACAATAAAGTTGTCGGTTCATTTCAAGTGTCTTTATTCTGGGTTTGATTTAAAGGTTATACCTTACTACCCATCAATAAATGACACTACTTACTGACGCTGATCCCACAACAGGGGCAACGACATTCATCTGCCACATCTAACTTAGCGAGCATACGATTTCTCGCATCTTTAAGGCTGATGTCATACCCTTCGGGCAAAGGCACAGGATCAATGGAAGGAAGCGTCTTTCGTTGCCTCTTTTTAACACGCTTTGGAGGCACAGCTTCAGACTCTGGTACAGCTTTCCATCGCCAAGCCTTTCGACCCGACTCGGTGATGCCCTTAGTGTTCGTGTTGAGGACAAGACCTTTATCCATAAGGTTGATCCGACATGGACGATATGTGTTTGGGTTCATACCCAACGCTCGAAAGCCCTCATCGTCTGTGATGCCTTGGTCGCCTTTAGAGAGTATGTGTCGGTAAACCCGATCTGTTATGTTTGTGATTTGAGGCTCAATGGACTCAAGTGCTTCACGAGAAGTCTCCATATTAGACATGAGCAGTCCTTTCATAAAAGAGGTCAGATAATAACCCCTTATATGAAATCAACCCTCTGCGTGTCTCTTTGCCTCTCGTTGAAGATACCAGATCGCTTTGTTCAAGTCCTCAATAGAACTCTCACCTGGTTTCTTCCCTGCTCGCAATATGTACTTGATCGCTGACCCAAGCGAAAAGTTGAGATTGTAAGCCTCAATCACATCTATGGCTTCCATCCCCTTTGCTTGATAATGGTCGGGATGGTCTATCTTCTCGTACTTTTGCTTCTTACTCATAACAAAATCACTCTCTCTCCACTTATCGTCCATGTATGGTAGTCGGTATGCCCTACATACTCTCTACCATCCATTTCAACTAAAGATAAGCAACCAAGATGTGTATCTTCCCTCGCCTCTAGGTCTTTCCTGTGATGAGTAAAGTACAAGTTGCCTAACGAATAAAAAATAGGCTTACCTTTATAGACTTCCATAGGCTGTATCACATGAGGGTGATGACCGATAACCATATCCACACCACAATCAATGAGCCTTTTACCGACCCTCTTTTGCTCCTCTGTAGGCATCTCATATTCAGCTCCCCAATGTACACAACATAGGAACGCATAATCGGGAAGTAGCTTTCGATAATGAGGGACGACTTTTTTCACTAACAAGTCAAGAAAATAAGGGCCACAGCAAACAGGATCTTCATACCCATACTTACCGATTAAGTCGGCTGAGAAAATCGCTAACCCAAGATCATGGTCGATATGAGGCTTCAAATAGTCTGTACCTGTACCCGAATGTGAGATGCCAACCTTATCAAGAGTTGAGATTGTATCTTCGACACTAGAAGCAAAGTCCATAGCATGATTATTAGCTAGAGATAGATAGTCCACATCCGAGTCTAAAAGATGCACCACATCACTGATCTCACCATATAAATAAACACCAGCGTGAGGCTTAGGGAGCTTCACTCTTGGCTTCCTTGTAAGAGGGCTTTCAAGATTGAAAATAGAGTAGTCTCTAGGGATCAATGCAAGCTCTGTTAGACACCCATCAGTGCCATAATGGATTTCTTTTCCTTTGTAAATACGACCAAAGGATATGTCTCCTCCAACTAGTATCTTCATTACTCGTCCAACTTTTTAAGGTGAGGTAAGCGAGCAAACCCTTCAAAAAGATGGAAATGCTTATCTTCATCGTCCCATTCTTTGTAGTTTAAAAGCTCGTTCAAAGAGTAAGTAAAACGATCAACCTTTGAACCAGGATTTGGTGCTCTGTTTCCTTCAATCGCTGTGATCTTATCTCCCTCTACATACTCTATAATCCCAATGTGTCCGTTCTTGTTCCCCTCCTCTTTTCTATCCCAAACAATGATGTCTCCAGGCATCGGATTTAATGAGACATACCCGATCTCTGCAATCTGCTTGTAAAGCTCTTTAGCATATCCAGTCTTGTCATTCTTCTCTAAGACAGGATCAATACCATTCTCTTCACAGGCTTTCTTAATACAGTAAAATATGAACCTCGCACACCACGCCGCTGTCTCTTTATTCGGTGCGTCTATATGCTTCATAAACCAACCAACATTAGTCGTATGCTCTGACTCCCCAAAGCCAATATAGCTCCGAGCAAACCTCAACGCCTCTAAGCCAAGATTAGAGGGCTTCTCCTCTTTAAGAACCACCTTCTTATCGTCACACCAAGTTTGATGGTGGTCTACACCTTTAAAGTCTCGACCTTCAAAGTTAAGAGTTGAAAGGTAAGCGTAATGAACATTTGGTGGCTTATTGTATTCTGGATTTCTATGAGTGAAGTACAAGTTCCCTAAAGAGTAAAACAGAGGCTTACCCTTATACATCTCGAAGTATTGAACCTTATGTGAATGATTACCTAAAACAACATCAATGCCACAGTCGATGAGCTTCCGACCCATAGATTTCTGACCCTTGTTCGGACTCACCCTAAACCGACCCCAATGAACACAACAAATCAGAAGGTAATCCTCGTGCTTTGCTCTAAGCTCTTTAACCTCTTTAAAGAAGTCTTTGATGTCCTCTTTGCAGTTTAAAGGATCTTCTTTTTTGTAATGACACTCAACCGTATCTATCGAGAATACTATTATTTTCTTCTCTTTATCTATGTGCGTTCTATCATTAGAACCACACCCCGAATGTGAGATGCCAAACTTGTTGAGGACTTTACAGGTCTGTTCTACCCCTACCTCACCCCAATCAAGTGTATGGTTGTTAGCTAGAGAAACATGATCTACACCACACTCAATGAGATGCTTCACATCTTCTGGATTAGCATGAGTGTAGCTCGTACCCCACTTCTCATCTACATCTCTTTTATTTGCTTTCCAGTCATCGCAGAAAAGGCTCTCAAGGTTAAAGATACAATAATCTCTCTCTAGTTCGCCTATGGAAGCTAAACACAAAGGTGCTGAATAAGAAATCCTCTGACCTTCATAGATTCTGCCAAAGCTGACATCTCCACCTACAAGTATTTTCATAAGTCGTTCTCCTTCGTTTACCTAAATGGAAGGGCATAAAAAAAGTATTAAATCATTTAGACTCCCCATCATTGCCCTTATTCGCCTTCCTCTCATCAAGTTTAGCTTTAACTGCTTTACCACCGTCCACAACCTGCTTCCTCAATACCTTGCCCTCTAACTTCGCAATACGAGTAATCGCTTCTTGATGTCTTACTTCACATGAACCATGCTTTAGCTTACGATCAAGACCAGACACCTTCTTGAGTAGATAAAGCAAAGCCGCCCCCACTAAGGTAAAAGGCACAAGAGTAGCTGGAGGCTCAAAGGGAGGTGGTGGCTCTTTAGGTGGGTGTAAGATGATCTCTTGTGTCTCCAAAGAGAAATCACCCAAACTCACCTCTACCCCCTCAAGGTTCACTTCCCCCACTATTTTTGGTCTAGGATTCGGTCTAGGCTTCGGTCTAGGCTTCTCCCTTTCAATACCCACAGCAAGAACAATACGACCTCCTGCTTCTAGCTTGCAGTCATCTAACCTATACACAGATCCGTCATTAAGTCGGACTAGACCCCCTTTAAGCAGTTGAGCTGTAATCCCCTCTGTAATCACACACATAAGGTATCTCCTTTGTAATTGGTATAACTTACTAAACCCCTACAATATAAAAGCTATTAAGAGGTTTTTTAGCTCGTTTATAATCCAACCTCTATTAAAGGAGGCTCACATCATGGCTGTAGCATTTAAAAGAAATCAAATCCTCTCTCGTGGCGATCTCGACATCTTCCTCACAAACTCAAGTGGGAATGTCGCAAACGCCGCCGAGATCACTTACGCACTATATTATGTTGATCCTGGTCCACCCGAAACTGATGTACTCATCGGTGATCCTGCTCGCATACCAGAAAACCCATCGGTTGGTGAATACTATGCCTCTGTACGCATACCCACCACAGCTACCTATGGTCGCTATCGGATCAGATGGACGCTCAAAGAGTTGGTCAATAGCCAACCCCAAACTGTTGTCCAAGAGTTCGGGGTAGTCGCTGAGAACGCTGTGCTTGGATTACAGCTCACCGAAGCCCAAAGAGCTATGGTATGGAAACTTAGGATGCTGGTCCGAGACCAGAATCCAGACAAGTATTATAAGTTCAGACCACCAGAGCACGAAGCTAACATCGGAGCTTACAATCAAGTCTTTGGTCAAGTGTGGGAAGATGAGGAGATGCTTGAGTACCTAGAGCGAGCTTTAGATTGGTGGAATATGCAACCACCCGAAACTGAAGAGCTACAAAACCTAGACGCTCTCGTATCCCAAAAACCTGCTTGGAGAACCCCTATCCTTCAAGGTGCTATACAGTTCGCGGCTATGGCTCTACAAGCAAACTGGATCGTGGACGAATTCTCGGTTAGGGGGGATACCGACTTAGAGGTATTGCTCCCCAGCGGGGAAAAAGTCAAACTCACTATTGAGGAGCTACATGAGATTATAAAAGAGGAGGGTGAGGAGTAATGTTGAAGCAAAGACACCTCATAATGAAATACGGTTTTAACCAAAGACACCTAAAGAGTTTGATTGAGGAAGGTATCCTTAAAACCTTACCCACAGAGGGTAAGCGTAAAGTGCCACTTATAGACCCCAACTCTTTTGACAGTCTCTTAGAGGGGGATCACTACATTCCATGTAAGGAATGTGGGGCGAGGCTCGCTCAAGTGACTACAATGCATTTAAAATCTTGCTCTGGATTAACCGTAGACTCTTACTTTAAGAAGCACACGGATGCTCCTGTTATGTGTACCTTCACAAAGGAGAACAAAAAGAAATCAGAGGAGCAAAAAGCCAGGCAATCAGAAACACTCAAGGCTCGATTTAAAACACCACAAGGCGAGATCACAAGGAAGCAGATTAGCCAAGCAAGCATAAAGATGCAACAGAGTGAGGTGGGAGATCGCATCAAAGATGCTCTTAGAGAAAATAACAAAAACCCTATCACTCTCGCTAAAAAGAGCAAAAAGTCTAAAGCGATGTGGGCTACCAAGTCCCATCAAGAAAAGATAAAAAATTGGCACAAGGATAACCGAGATCAAGTCCTTGAAAGCTGTAAGTACGCAAGGGAACACATCTCCCACACTTACACAAAACCGCATCAGACTTTGAAACAGATGCTTGTTTCAGAGGGTATCGAGACTTTGACTGAACATAGCGTTTCTTACTACCATATAGATGAAGCCATACCTTCTCTCAAAATCGCTATAGAGGTTGACGGATGTTATTGGCATGGGTGCGATGCCTGTGGGTTTACCCCCACAAAAAGAATCGCAGGGAATGATAAAGCCAAAAACACAAACCTATCTAAGCTAGGGTGGGCTGTGCTTAGGTTAAAAGAACACGAAATATATGATTCCCCAAATTCTTGTCTTGAAAGAATAAAAACCCTAGTCCAGCAAAGGAGCGTATGATGGACAACTCGACCAAACAAGCAATCAAGCAGGCTTTCTTACAAGGGGAACTTAAAGTTCTCTCTGTTGACAATGAAACCAGCCAAGTAGACTACCAAGTTATCTCGGATGTGATGAGGCATCACACCCCACATAAAAAGATACTTAAAGTAGAACTGGATAACGGACAGTTCGTTATCGCTACCCAAGACCACTCCCTATTCACTATCGAAGAGGGTAAAATCAAAGCCATTGAAACAGATCAGTTTTCTGTTGGAGATACTCTCGCTATCGTTGAAGATGGTCAAGTCAAAGGGTGTCTTATCACTAACATCTCTCAAGAGGATGACTGCGAACACACTTATGACCTCTGTGTGCCTATGAACGAAAACTTTGTGCTTGCTAACGGAATACTAGCCCACAACTCGTATTCAATAGGTGGGATTTCCTTAGATGTAGAGCGTAGCTCAAAGTATGAAGGACTCAAATCATCTGCCGAGCAAATGTGGTCGATGTCCGTTGAAGCAAAAGCAAGAACCACAAAATATATGCGTGGGTTGAAGCAACCCAAGTACGGTGTGGGTATCCGCTCGGCCTTCGGACCTCATGTGGGAAGGGGTGTTTTAGCACCTAGAAACTTCCTGGTTTTGCCTTTATTTATAGGTAGCTACGAGATGCTTTCGGGCTTTTTGAGTGTAGCTCAAGGGGTCATCTGAGAACCCTCAAAGACCACCCTCAAACAGCGAAAGTATGGGGTTGGTGTTAGTAAAGCCCTAAAAAAACATTTGGACTTAATGTAGGCTGTGGTGTAAGTTAATCCCAACTCAAACAGAAAGGATTAACTTATGGCTACTTGCCCCCATTGTAAAAGAGTGTTCAAAACAGCAACAATTAGTGGTCGGCATCGCAAGGTTTGTTGGACAGATTGGAAACCCGAACCAATCACACCATGTATCTGTGGACATCAAGCTACATCAAACACACAGATGAAAAGACATAAGAGTGGGTGTGAGGTATGGCAAGGTCGGGATAAGAAAGCCATTGCTAATGCGAGGAGGAAGAATACTTACCTCAAGCGTTATGGGGTTGAGAACCCAGCTCACAACAAAGAGTCTGTGGAGAAGCGTAAACAGACTAACATCAAGCGTTATGGTGCAGAGAATCCTTTCTCAAAAGAGAGTAGTGTCTTTGAAAAGGTACAAGATGCCCTTGATGGTAAGCGTCCTGTCTTAAAGGGTAAGGATAACCCTTTTGCTTGGGAGAGCGTACAAGATAAGATTAAGCAGACGAACCTTGAGAGATATGGTGTAGTCAACCCTCAACAGAATGATGAGGTCAAGGCTAAGACAGAGGCTACTAATCTTGAGAGGTATGGTGGAACGCTATTGGGATCACCGGAGCTTAGGGCTAAGATTGAGGCAACGAATATAGAGCGTTATGGAGTGCCAATCCCTAGCATGAGTGAAGAAGTCATGGAGAAGGTTGTAGCGACTAATATGGAGCGATACGGTGTGCCTTACACTAGTGCTGTGGAGGAGTTTAGGGAGAAGCAACTCAAAACGATGATCGAGAACTATGGAAGCCACTACTTTGCGTCCGAGCAAGGCAAGAGGGAGATTAGGGATACGATGATGGACAGATATGGTGTTGATTTCCCTGGTGCTATTGATGGTCATTGGGATAAGGTCAAGAAAACCAACCTAAAGCGTTATGGTGTCGAGCATCCACTACAACTCCAAGAGTTTAGGGAGAAACAGTACGCAACCAACATGGAAAGGTACGGTACACCTTTCCTTGGCTTAGTTGCGAATGACATGAACGGATTTGAGTCAAGGGTTGCCTCATATAGCGACAAGCTCACTTTTACAGGTAATGGGGCATATTGGAGATTTCTTCCAAGCAAGAAGAACTTTGACGGTTCGATTGGTGGCTATAAGAACCCAGACTTTGTAGTTTGTGTGAGTGATGATCCCGAACATCCTTATAGGGGTGCTACAAAGGTAGTAGAGTGTTTCGGTGATTACTGGCATGGTGAGTCTAAGACGGGAATGAGTAAAGAGGAGCATGAGCGTAATACGATAGAGGCTTATGCAGAGGTAGGTCTTGATTGCCTTGTAATTTGGGAGGGAGACATTCGTTCAGACGAGGGTTCAGTGATTGAGCGAGTGGTGAGTTTTCTTGTCGGGTGAAACATATTTCACTCATTGAATAAAAGTCGTTTCGTATAAGATTATGTAGGTGGCAGTTATAAGGATTGCCATGACTTAACCTTAGCGAAAGGACTTATATGAGACACTTGCTCATCGCCTTTACTGTGTTATTTGCTACCAATGTAGCATTTGCTGAAGAGCCATCGGATAAGAAACCTAAAGAAGTGTGGTACGGGAACTCTGGTTCAAACATCAGCAAGCCGAAGCCTATTTCTAAAGAGCAACGACAGCTTAATCGTAGGGCAACAGAAGTTGTGATCTCAAGTACAGTAGGGCTAGTCGCTCCACCTGTGGTGGCGGCAGGTGTTATTCTTGGTGTTGGTCTTGCAGAGACTGCACAGACAGCTAAAGAGGATCGTGAAGCTAAGGCTTTAGAAACAGAAAGGCGAAAGACAGAGCAAGCTATCCGAGAGCTTGAGCGTACACCTCGTTTGAAGCGACCTAAGATTTTATCTCGTCCTAAGCCACGACCCAAACCTAAGAGAACAGTAAAACGCAAGAGTAGACCTAAGCGAAGTAAGTCTAGGCAAAGACCAGAAATCGACAGATCCCATCTCCATGAAATAAGAAGGCACATTGACGATATGCGTCATCAAGTTGACCGTATGGATCATAATGACTTTGATCGTCAACAACAGGCATTTGATCGAAAAAACACAGGCTGAAGATATTAATGGATTTCTGTAGAGAGTTAAGACTACCTAAATATGCCCTTACCAAGATCAATGATGCGGAGAAAAGGGTATGGAACAAAGATGGTATTGACCACTTTAATAACTTGCTTGAAGAGGAGTGTGGTTGGACTTTAATGGAGATGGTTTGGTTCATCAACAGGTCATTCAAGGAAGTCGGCATCAGTCTTAATAGACCGATTAAGACTGAGGGTAGTCTTACCTACTATGAATGGACTAAAGACAGCTTCACACTTTTAGTGAAGATGGGTCACCCAGAGTTTTATTTATTTATTAACGATAAAGAAATGGAAGTCAAAGACCTCATCAACCTATGGGATTATATACAATGAGATACCTATTTGCTTTGCTATTTATGATGAATACAGCGTTCGCTCAATGCCCTCCTCCACTTGAGCTACCTAAGCTACCCGACAACACCTCTATGCCTGTCCTTGAACTCCCACCTGTCGTGGTGTTTCCAGAAGAGACAGCAAGGAAGTTAAGGGAAGAATGGGTTAAGTCATTCTATGTTAAAGAGGTTGTGGGTAGCCTCATCCATATCACAGCGTTAAAAGACCTAAGAGTACGAACCGAGACTACGAACACGAGTATGAGAGCTGGTGATCGAAAGTCGTTTTTCAAGTGGGAAAAGATCGAGATACTTGTCGGGGATGGGAACTGGGCGATAATCAATCACGCTCAAAAGCGAGAGAGAAGAAAAACAAAAGTTATTCTGCCTCCAAGGATACACTATGAGGAGGATGGGATATGACCTTACAACAGCTCTATCGTAAACGAAAAGAAATCGAGTCTCGCATCTTCAAGCTGGAGATGGCTTGGGTTTTTTTAAGTGCGGTCTTATTCATTGAGTGTTATTTTTTCTCGAAGGGAGACTATGTGCCGATCACCCTAGCACCTTGTTTGATCGGTATTTGGTTAGTAGTATTTCCCCTACACATAATGGCTCGTGGTGAGTTATTTGAGACACTTAAAGAAATGGACGAGCTACTAAAACATATAACCAATGTGCGTGAAAAGATGAAAGCACATTGGAGGAAAGATGAGCAACACGATTGAAGACCTCAATCTTAAAGGGGCTGACTTAAGGAACGGAACTTTTAGGAATGTAGACTTTGTAAATACCAACCTTGAGGGTGCTGACCTAAGAGGTTCAACACTGATCGGATGCTGTCTTAAAGGATTAAACCTCAAGGAAGCTAAGTTTGATGACTGCACCATAGAAGATGTTGACTTCACAGGATCTGACTTAACAGGGGCGACCTTTGATAAGGCTAAGTTCCATGAGCCGATTATGGAAGGGTGCGATCTTAGAGGGGTAAAGCTCAATCAGACAGCGTTCAATGGCGGAAACTTCATAAGGTCAACTATTGAGGATGTAGACTTTACTCGCATTGTATACGACTTTGAGGAGTCAGAGTCGGACTGCGTAAATGGGTATCTACAAGACCCTAGACTTCTATTTGATGAGTGTAATCTTCGAGGTGCTAAGTTTGACGGATTAACTCTTACCCATGCTCAGTTTGAGGGTGCTGATCTTACAGGGGCGAGTTTCAAAGACTGTGATCTTAGCTCTAGTCCAGAGGATTACTTTTACCATTCAGAGGGCACAAACTTCAAAGTCGCTATCTTAGAGGGTGTGGTATTTGAGGGAGCTAATCTTGAAGGGGTGGTAGGTCTGTAGCCCTTTAAACATATAACTCCTGTTGAAAGGAGAACCAAATGAGAAAAGAACAAGATGTAAATGCCTTCCTAAGAGGCATCCTCGAAAAAGAGGTTGGGAATAACTTCACCACTGTTTCGGGTCGAGACTGGGCGACAGATGGAGTCTTAGATTGGGAAGCTCCAAGTAAGACACCTGTTCGGGTATTGCTTGAGGCTAAGTATGGTACTGACCTCACACTCGAAACAGCTCGCTCAAGTGTACTTGCTCAAGCTCTATACTACTGCAAGAGGTTTGAGGAGAAAGGACATGATCTACCAAGCGTGATTTTCATCGGTGATGAAAAGTTTTGCTTTGTGGTCAGTTTTGAGTCGATCAAGGCTTTCCTTGAAGCTGATATAGACTGGAGCAGACGACCTAGTTCGCCCGACCCAAGTCTAAAGGTGTCTGTTGATGTGCATCTTGAGTCTGTACTTGAGGTAGATGGAAAGAAGCTCAAGCAACTCTGTGAGCAACTATCAGAGGGTGCTATCGTTAAGGTCAAGCCTTCGGAGAAAAACATCTCGGCTATGTATCAGTATTGGGTAGATCATATCTTCCCTAAAGATCGTTATCAGCCTGTTGATATGATCGACCTTTTCTTTGGGTGTGTGTTTTACTCGGAGGAAGATGACAACTATGCTTATGAGCATCCTTCAAAGAAAGACACCATCATCTTGGGGGGTAAAGAGTACACTCTAAACCTTTCTTCTATGAGGGCTTTCTTTGAGCGTAGGGAGCGTGGCTTATCAGCAAAGGAGATTGACAGGCTCTTATCTATGAGGGATCGTATCATCGAGGATGATACTCGTAGACGACAAGGAGCTTTTTACACACCTACTTTATGGGTAGATGAAGCTCACATGGAGATCGAAAAGGCTCTAGGTTCAAACTGGAAAGATGAGTGTATTGTTTGGGATTGTTGTGCAGGAACAGGCAATCTCACTCGTGACTATGACTTTAAGAGCTTGATCTTATCAACAGCCGAAGCACCCGATGTAAAGGCGATGCAAAGGGAAGAGTACAACAAGGGTGCTTATATCTTTCAACATGACTTTCTAAACTCGGAGGCAGAGAGTCCATTCTTTACAGAGGGTGGCGACAATGTTTTACCTTTATCAGTGAAGAAGCTCTTAAAAGAAGGTGCAGAGCAAGGTAAGCGTTTGGTCTTTCTGATCAACCCACCTTATGCCACAGCGAATAATGCAGGTCAGACAGGAACATCTAAAGCAGGGGTAGCTACCACAAGAGTCAACACATCAATGAAGGAGTCTAAACTTGGTGCTTGTAGCCAACAGCTTTATGCACAATTCATGTATCAGTGTGAGCAAGTGGCTTCGGAGTATGGGTACGAGAGCAAATCAGTTGGTATCTTCTGCAAGCCTGGGTTTATGACTTCGGGTTCTTTTTCCAAGTTCCGACCTTTCTGGTACAAACGATACGACTATCAGTCGGGCTTCATGTTCCAAGCCTCTCAGTTTGCAGATGTAAGTGGAGCGTGGGGTGTGTCTTTCACTCTTTGGAGCGAGGGAGAAACTGAGATCAATCAAGACCTCCATGTCGTCTTAAAGGAAAGGGGAGATCTTGAAAAAATCGAGACTCTCTCACTTAAAAGAGTCTACAACGCAGATGGGAGAAAGGCTTCTGATTGGGTTAGATCACTTGTAAAAGGGTTAGAGACACAAGACGCACCTCAAATGAAATCGGGGTTAGCGATCAAAAAAGAGGGTGTTTTTAGAGGGAAAGATGTGAAAGGATCTCTGCTTTACTTCACAAACGCGGGGAACAATGTCCAAAACAATCAGATCGTATACCTTACCCCTCATTGCTCCCCGAACGGACATGGGGGAGCTTCTGCCTTAGAAGGTGAAGGTTGGAGGAGAGCTATCGCTCTTTACTCAGCACGAAAGCTCACTAAAGCCTCATGGGTCAATGACAAAGACGAGTATCTAGCTCCTCAAACCGATAAAGAGGGGTATGAGCAATGGGTTGATGACTGTCATGTTTATGCTTTGCTTCATACATCTAACAATATGACAGCTATGCGTGATGTCGAGTACAAGGGTAAGACCCATAACATCCATAATCACTTCTTCTGGCTTACTCGTAAAGATGCACAAGATCTTTATGGATCACATAAGAGTGCTAGAAGCCTTTATCGTGATGCCAAAGCAAATCCTATCCCCTACCACCATGAGAGAGATCTCGTAGACGCACCAAAATGGGCTAAGAATGGAGATCCTTACTTTTCCCATGTCTTACCCTCGCTTAACCTCTCACCCCTTGCTCAAGAGATTATGAGTGATCTAAATGATCTCTTTGTAGAGAGCTTTGAGTTAAGGTCAAAGACATCAAAAGTGATCGAGAAAGGTAAAGAGGTGGATCTTCATCTAGGGTCATGGGATGCTGGTATCTATCAACACAACAAGATGTGGAAAACAGACCCGACACTCAAAGCAAAGTGGGAAGCCTTAAAGGTGAAGCATCGTCAGCTCGCTAATAATCTTGAGCATGGGGTTTACACATTCGGTTTCTTGAAGTGATAACTTCTTTATGATGCCTCCCTAGTTAGAAAAACAAAGGGAGCTTCAAATGAAAGTTATAGAAACACTTGAAATGATGGGTGATCGTCTACAGATCGCCATTGTCGTTTGTGATTATCCTCAAGAAGAGGGCAATGGTGATCTATTTATTAGATACGCTAACCTACCAGCTTCAATGATGTTCGGTTATCTACATCAAGAGATGGTTGGGCTAGATGTTAGAAGTCTTATGCCCTCTAACATAGGGGATAACCATAGAGGGTATGTTAAGAGCTACAAGGGAGCTACCAATGGTAAGCGTCATGGCATCATGGGTAGCTGGAGAAACCTCGAAGCAGTTAAAAAAGATGGTTCTGTAGTCCCTGTTAAAGCGAATGTAGCCGACATAAAAAACAGCGAGGAGAGATACTTCGTAGCTGTCTTTGCAGATAGATCAGAGGAGCTAAAGACACACAGCGAGCTTGAGAAGATCATTGAAGAGAACAAAGCTACTTTGATCGAGCTTGAGGAGATGAAGAAGAAAGCTGAAGAAGATAAATCCAAAGCCGAATACGCTTTACTACAGGAGAAGAAGCTAACTGGTCAGATCACCCTATTGCGTCAGTTATTCAATGGAACAGTGGGATTAGTCACCATGCTAGGTTTGCTCATCATCACCTCATGGATTACAGGCAATAATGAGGCAAAAGATTCATTAGCTATGATTGAGCGTGTTTTATTGGTATTAACGGGTATATTAGGGTCAGCTATGGCTTCGGTCTTTGACTCTCGTAATGGGGGCAAGGGAAAATAACCTTTTAGAAAGGAAATAATCTATGTGGTGTCTTGAAGTAATCAAACACATGAACAAGCCCAAACCTAAACAACAAGATAAAAAAGACGAGTCAGAAACCAAACCTAGAGAAGATCAAGCTCGTCCGAGCTAAAAAGCGATCTCTCGAAGTGATTTGATCCAACTCCTCTTGAGTCAAATGACCTGCCTCTTTGATCCCTTGTAAAACATCAAGAAGGTCTTTCTGTCCGTACAAGGTCATCTCTTGGACTACCTTGTACGCATCATCTCTAGCGTACCCTTTGTCCATAAGGAACAGCAGACAAGTCTGACTCAAATAAGACCCTTTAACTTGGTCTATGTTATGAGCCATCCTGTCTGCATCTACATAGAGGTTCTTAATCACTCCGTTAAGCCTGCTTAGACCAAAGCAAACGAGATGTAGGGAGTCCTCGATGGCGATACGCTCTACAGATGAATGACTCATATCTCGTTCATACCAAAGAGATACATTCTCAAGGCTAGGCTGAACATAAGATCGGATCATGCGAGATAGTCCAGTTAGGTTCTCCGACAAGATTGGATTTCTCTTATGGGGCATAGCTGATGATCCTGTTTGATCTTTACCGAACCCTTCTGCCACTTCTTGTATGAGAGATTGAGATAAGTTCCTCACCTCTATGGCTAACCTTTCCATAGAAGCCCCTAAAATGCCCAATACGCTCATAAAGTATGCGTGTCTATCTCTTGGTACTACTTGAGTCGAAACAGGCTCAAAATCAAGCCCTAGAGCCTTGCATATTGTTTTCTCGATTTGAGGGTCTATATGAACATAGTTCCCCATAGCACCAGATACTTTCCCGACAGAGATTTCTTCTTGTGCTCTCTTCATGCGTTCTAAGTTGCGTGTCCACTCTGAATAAAACCCAAGCAAGATAACCCCAAAGCTCGTGATCTCACCCGACATCCCATGAGAGCGTCCTAAGATGGGAGTGTCTTTATGTTCAATCGCCTTCTTCTTGAGCGTTTCAAGAAGATACTCAATCTTTTGAATGACAACATCAGAAGCGTTCATCATCTGCTTTGCAAGACAAGTGTCAAGGATGTCAGACGAAGTTGCCCCCTTATGAAGATAAGGCAAAGACTCCTTACTCATCTGAAGCCCTAGAGCCTGTATGAAAGCGACCGTCTCATGTCGGGTTTCTTTCTCTTTGACTGCTAAATCTTTAAGGAGCAGTTCAAGGTCTACCTTCGAGAAATCCTCAAGGATTGAATCTGGACATCCTTGACTCGAACAAAAAAGTCTCTCGATTTCGACAAAGATCCTCAAACGATGGATCGGGCTGAAGATACTTTCAATCTGGGGACAAGCATATCGAGCTATCATGTGAGTAACCCTTTATCTATAATAAAGTCATAAGGAGGTACACATGATTACCACGAAGAAAAACGGAAAAACACTTATTGATTCAGACTTGTTCGATTCAGACTGCTTTAAGTACGCATACGCTGAACAGCTCTTTTATGAGCTAGGTATGGAAGAGTCCGAGGGGGTTGAACCTCTAAGGGGAGATGACCCTTGGTACATCAAAGGTGATCTACACGGTGTCCATGTCTCTGCGACCTTCAATGCCTACGAAAACCTCACCCTAAGTGTCTTTGGCAAGCGTGTGTCATATAAGGGTTCAATGAAAGATACCCTAAATGACTTTATAGACACATATAGGAAAGAGTGGAATGGATATAACCACAGTAGAGGACAACAAGCGAGTGATATGTGAACATTCCTATTATCGCTGGTGGCAAATGAAGAGCCCCTCTTTTAGAGAGGTTCTGATAAAGATCAATGAGGAATGTAGATCACAATATGACCCGATATATAACCTCATACCTCAACCGAACAACGAACCCCCAATAGAGGAGTTTGCGTGTTCAATACATGGTGTCCGAGCCACCATAGTAAAGGTGATCACCTCTGCTTCAACAGAGATCAAAACACATATGGTCTGCTACCCAACAGCCAAGCACGACTGGATACATTACCAAATGCGTGATGATGACCTATTCATACCTTACTTCCAAGATTTCTTAATAAACTTAAGGAAGGTATGGTACGAACAGAATGGAAAGCCTTAGCCCTCCTCAAGACCCTTTTGGATCGCTGTGATCACACCCTTAGTCTCCACAGCCATGATTGCCTCAAGAGTTGCTTGGTCATCACCGTACATCTCTAGGGCAATCTTAGCTCTCTTGCTCCAGTGCTTAGAGGTGTCCCACTCGATACCTCCTGGCAAGACTTTGATCTTTGAGTTGTCCTTACCGACAGCGACAGCTCCCTGTGCAGGATCTACATCACCATCAATCGCTTGAAGGATTTGAGCGTTTTCCAAATCTTGCTCGTCTACTTCATCTTCTCCCTCAATCTCGATCTCCATGTCAGCGAAGAGGTCGTCCTCCTCCTCCTCAACGACTTCTTCCTCAACCACAGGTTCTTCACTTGCAGTCTTAGTCACAGATGCTTGCATATTGTCGAGCTTAGAAATCTCGGCACTCGCTTGTGATCCGTCCGAGATCACAGTCTTGGTGTTCGCCGCTGTCTTGAGCTTAATCGCACTCACAGACTCTGCCCCTTGAGACTCTGCAATACCGTCACCTGCACTTGATGCACCTGCGATGTCAGCACCCGACTTATTCTCAACCTTAGCAACAGGTCGAATGTCATCATCTTGGTTCTCTACAACAAGAGGGAACTTCTTAGGTGCTTCTTCTTGCTTTGGCTTAACCTCGGCAACCGCTCGCTCCTCATCATAGACAGTCTGAACAGGCATCTCTTTTTTAGCTGGAGCGACAGGAGCAGGAGCAACCTCTGCCACTGCTTCTCCTGCGTCCTCGACAAGAGCAAGCCAGCCACGCTTCAAACCAGCTTTAAGCTCTGGCATATCCGTCTGCTGTCCGTTGAACTTCAATGAGAACCCATCAAACTCAACGATGTCTCCCTCATAGATGTTCCTCTCAAGGCGACCAAGATGGATGGTTGAGTTTGCCTTGAGTTGGACGAATGTTCCTTTTTTGAATGTAAAGTCACTCATTTATTTATACTCCATTGGTGTAGTATTAGTGTTGTCTATACTCTACCTATAAACAAACT